ACCTGACCGCGTCCTTCAAGTCGAGCTATTCCAAGCACGGCGGCGACAAGGGCGACGGCTCCCAGGGCATCCCACTCGGCGGCGGCGACACCGACTACAGCTTCAGCACCAGCCCCGGCGACGGCGGCCCCGGCGACAACGACGGCGACAGCCCGAGCAATTCCAGCGGCCAGGGCAAGGGCATCGCCGGGACCGACTCGCTATCGACTCGCTCGAGCGGCGACTCGGGCACGGGCTACGGCAAGGCAATCGGCTAGATGGAAACGCGCGAGTGGGGCGTCTCGACCGACGGCGGCAAGACGGTCAGCCCGCAGTGGTCCGAGGCCGATTACCCCGACGCTGAAGTCGCCGCCACCCAGGCGCTCGCCTGGGCCGAGGGCTCGACACTCGTTACCCGCACCGTCACGGCGTGGGCGCCACCACAGGGCAGCTAATTGCCGCAACAACATCAACCACGAAAGCGGGATTAACACATGAGTGCATCACTACTGCAGGGCGCCGCCACCGGCCCCGGCGCAGGCGCCGTATCCGAGGCAATCGCTCTCGGCACCCCGAGCGCGGGCGTCGTGGCCTTCACGACCGCCGCCGACGTCACCGAGGATGTCCTCGTCGAGGTGACCTTCGACATCGACCCGATTCTGTCGGCCACCTTCGCCGTTACCCAGGTGACCGGCTCGGGCATCGGTGCCACCCTGGCGCACACCGTGCAGTCGACCCCGAACGGGTTCACCATCACGGCAACCGCGACACCCGTCGCGAACACGCTGTACGTCTTCACCTGGACCTGATAGCCATGAGGCCGCGCCACCGGGCAGCCTGCGGGTTGCTCGGTAGCGCGATTCTCTGGGAAATTTTCGCCGCCGACGACGAGCTTCTATCGCACGCCGCCGACGATGCACGCACCCGGTGGCCGAAGACCATCTGGGCCGCAGTGATTTTCACCGCTTTACATCTGTTGCGCGTTCTGCCATCTGAGCTTGACCCGTTCGTCGGGCCGCCTGTCTCGTGGTTCCGCGTCGGGCCGATACGGCCATATCCGAAAAGGAGCCTCGACGATGGCAGGAACTGGACCACCGCGCAAACACCCGAGCGTCCGCGCTCGCACTAACAAGACTTCGACCCGCGCGACCCTCGTGGAAACCGAGGACGGCGAGCTGGTCGAGATTCCCGAGCTGCCGCCCCGCGTCATCTTCGTCAAAGACGCTGAGGGCATCGAGCAGCAGGTCGAAGTCGACTGGCACCCAATGACCCTCGCATGGTGGGAAGACATCTGGCCGTCGCCTATGGCGAAGGAGTGGCACAGCTCCGACGTTCACGGGCTGTTCGCCGTTGCCCTGCTGTATGACGACTTCTTCCGCCGACCGGACACCAAGAAGCACGCCGAGCTGCGCCAGGCGCGGATGCCTTACGGCCTAACGCCGCTCGACCGTCGCCGCCTCGAGTGGACGATAGAGAGCAGCAAGACGGCACAGGCGAACGGGCGCACGCGAGACAATAAGGCCGTCGTGGCCGCCGCGCCAACGCCGACACCTGGGCAAGACCCGCGCTTCAGCGTCGCCTAGCTAGTGGCGACCCTCATTGTTCCGAGGGTTGACCGAGGCGACTGCCTCAATCCGACGCTCGGGCCGCAGATTTGCGACTTCATCGAAGGCGTTGGGCAGTGGGCAGACCAGGGCGTCGGCGCCATCTTCGGCCCCGGCTCGCTGCAGGAGCAACCGGCCAAGCTCGACGACGAGAAGCGGATGCTCGTTTACCGCTGCTACGAGCTGCACCCTCACGACCACAGGATGCCCGGCAATCGCATCTTTGACCGCGCCGCCGTCGAGCTGCGCAAGGGCGTCGCGAAGACCGAGTGGGCCGCCTGGATAGCGTATTGCGAGCTGCACCCCTGGGCGCCAGTACGATTCGACGGCTTCGACGAGCATGGCGAGCTGCTGGCCGGTCGGCCCGTGATGTCGCCCTATATCCCGATGATGGCCTCAGCCGAGGAGCAAGTGCAAGAGCTGGCCTTCGGCGTCTTGAAGTTCATCATCGAGCACTGCGACTCGCGCGACATGTTCGACTGCTCGAAGGAGCAGCTCGTGCGTCTCGGCCCCGGCGGCATGAATGACGGCATGGCCGTGCCGGTCTCGAATTCACCTTCGACCCGAGACGGCGCCAGAACCACTTTCCAGCATTTCGACGAGCCTCACCGGCTCACACTCCCGCGCGAGCGCGCCGCGGTCGAGACGATGCTGCAGAACCTGCCCAAGCGACAGCTTGAAACGCCCTGGGCTCTCTACACCTCGACCGCGGGAGCGCCCGGCGAGGGCAGCGTCGAGGAAGACGTACGCAACGAGGCCGAGCTGATATCCGAGGGCCGCGCTGAGAACAGTTCGCTGTTCTTCTTCGGGCGCTGGGCCTCAGTCGAGAACCATCCTGACCTGTCGACCGTCGAGAAGCGTATCGCCGCCATCGCCGAGGCCACCGGCCCCGTCGGCGAGTGGGGCATGGGCCAATTCGAGCGCGTCGCGAAGGATTACGAGCGCGTCGGCGTCGACCGGGCGTACTGGGAGCGTGTCTATCTGAATCGTTGGCGCAAGTCGGCCAGCGGCGCGTACGACATGAAGAAGGTTCGCGAGCTTGTGAAGCCCGAGAACAACCCCGGCGTCATCGAGAAGGGCAGCTTCATCACGCTAGGCTTCGACGGCGCCCGCCGCAAGGATGCAACGGCAATCGTCGCGACCGACATACCGACCGGCAGGCAGCAGATTCTGGGCCTGTGGGAGCGCCCCGAAGATGCCCACGACTGGGAGACCGACGAGTCTGACGTCAATGGCGTTATGGCCCAGGCGTTCAAGGACTTCGAGGTGTGGCGCGGCTACTGCGACCCGCCTTACTGGGTCGAGACGGTCGCCCTCTGGGCCGGTAAATGGCCCGACCAGATTATCGAGTGGTGGTGCAACCGCCAGCGCCCGGCGGCCTACATGGCGCGAGCGTACGGCGAGGCTATCGACGCCGGGGCCATCAAGTTTGTTGGCACAGAACAGAACCGGCTCGACATGGTTCGACATATCGGCCACGCGGGCCGCAAGAACTTGAAGATTACCGACGACGAGGGGCAACCCCTCTGGATTTTGCAGAAGCAGGACGGCCAGCCGCTCAACAAGTTTGACGCCTGCATGGCGGGAAACCTGAGCTGGCAGGCACGACTCGATGCAATCGCCGAAGGGGCCACTCCGAAAGCCAAAATCGGAGCACCAAGGAGATTGTACTAATGCCGAAGGTTTATAGCTGGAAGGGCAAGCGTAATTTCGGCGACGCACTTACCGGCTTTATCCTCGACCATCTTGGCGTTCAACACGAATGGGCACCGCCCGAAGATGCCGACCTCGTCGCAGTCGGTTCGGTCCTCGAGCATCTCCCGAGCGGCTGGTCTGGCACCGTTGCTGGCGCCGGAATCCTGCGCCCGAATGCTCGGGTCGACCTTACTAGCGCGAAAGTGGTTGGCTTGCGGGGCAAGCTGACCCGCAAGACGGCCAAGCTCCCCAAGGGTGCCCGCCCGGTTCTTGGTGACCCCGGCCTTCTGGTATCGGCGTTCGTCCGGCAGGGTCCAGCGAGGCACGACCTGGGCGTCGTGCCGCACTGGTCAGACAAGCAGCTAGCGAAACGCTTCCCGTACGGCCATGTCATCGACGTATCGAAGCCCCCGGCGGAAGTGATAGCAGATATCGCTAGCTGTAAGCGAATCATCTCGTCGAGCCTGCACGGCCTCATTGTCGCCGACGCCTACGGCATCCCCCGCCAGGCCGAGAAGTTCCCCTTCATCGGTCGGGAGGGCGGCGACTTCAAGTTCCGCGACTACGCAAGCGTTTTCGACGGCGACCCGCACTTCGGCCATATGTGGCGCGCACCGCACGCCGATGTCGAACGTATTCAGCGCGAGCTTCGGGCAACCCTGGGCGAGTTACTGAATCGCCCCGCGCCCGCCGAGGCGCCTGCGTCAAACCCCCCGCCCCGGCGGCATTCTCCCTGGTGGCGTCGTCCGCAGATATCGCTTCTCGTGCCGTTCCGCGACGACCACGAGCACCGCACCCGCGTATGGGCATGGCTTCGCCAGTACTGGGAAGCCAACCTCGACTCGGTCGAGATTGTGATGGGCCACGACAGCGGCTACCCGTTCTCGAAGGCGACCGCGGTAAACGAGGCAGCCTCGCGAGCGCGCGGGCGCACGTTCGTCATCCTCGACGCCGACGCCTACCTTGACGCCCAGGAGTTACAGGGCTTGGCCGACCGGCTCGACGCGGCCCGCAAAGCCAGTGAACGCCAATGGTTTATGCCGTACAACCGGCTGTACCGGCTCAACCGGCCCTTCACGCTCGACCTGCTCGACACCGACCCGACGCTCCCGTATCAGATACCATCGCCGCCGCCTGCCGAAGACCTCGACTCGAAGCTCGACGCGGCATCGTACGGCCACAGGTACGGCGCGATGATGCAAGTCATGCCCCGCGAGGCGTTCTTTCACGTCGGCGGTATGGACCCGCGCTTCAGGGGCTGGGGGAGTGAAGACGCATCATTCCTGCGCGCCCTCGACACGCTCTGGGGCCATCACGAGGTCGCGACCAACGACATAGCCCACCTGTGGCATTCCCGGCCCGGCAACGGCACCGCGACGAACGCCCGCCACTGGGTCGGTCAGGATGCCACGCTCGGGCCGCCGAATTCACGATTAGCTCAACGGCATTCGCAGGCGACCGGAGAACCCGGCGCCATGCGGGCGATAGCCAACGAGCGCGAGCAGCCCAAACCGCGCAAGCGCTGGCAGTAATAGTTAGCTGGCGTTTCCCATCACCGCTGTTCAGCGGCACTTTCCGAGCCTCGCGGCGCGTTGCTGGCCGCGCCCCCGAGACACCGAAGGACAAGGTGATTGACGAATCCTAGCGGCCTAGTGGCCTCGGCGGAACCGGGCAATATTCCCCCGACCTCGCCTGTCACGCCTCACGATTGGCTCAGCGTCCTAACGCGACGCATGGACCTTCGCCGCCTAGGTGTCCTCATGTTGCGCTCCTATATCGACGGCAATGCGCCATTACCGGAGATGTCGAAGACGACCCGGCAGTCCTGGGCGTCATTCCAGCGCCGCGCCCGTACAAACTGGGGCGAGCTGATTGTCGACAGCGTCGTCGACCGACTCATCCCCAACGGCATCACCGTCGGCGGCGACAACCAGAGCCCGGCGGCCAAGCAAGCGCAGCAGGTCTGGCGGGATAACCGCATGGCGGGCGTCTTCAAAGAATGGGCGCGTTACGGCATGGCCTTCGGCCAGTCGTACCTGACGGTATGGAACGGCGCGAGCACCGGCAACGGTAACGGCGTCGTCATCACCGCGGACAGCCCCGAGACGATGATAGTCGTCACCGACCCGCTGCAGCACTGGAAGCCGAAAGCTGCTCTGCGCGTTTGGCGTAACCAGGACGAGTGCAAGGATTACGCAATCGTCTGGACGCAGTTCGGCTGGCAGCAGTTCACGCGGCCAACGTACACGCGCATCGAGCTGAAAATCATCCCGTCGAAGTGGCTCGTCAACCTCGCCGAAGGCGCCTGGACGACCGAGGGCCAGCCCGGCTCGGGCGCATTGTCCGCTACCGCCCGACCGATTCCCGTCGTCGTCTATAACAACCCCGGCGGCCACGGCGACTACGAGACACATATCGACCTCATCAACCGGATTAACTCGGAGATACTGCAGCGCCTTGTCATTCAGGCCATGCAGGCATTCCGGCAGCGCGCCATTACCGGCGGCATCCTGCCTGAGCTTGACGAGAACGGCAATAAAATCGACTGGGCGGAACGCTTCGAG